ATCATCACGCAGGGATCAGAGCAGGTCTTCTTCGCCTCGGCGATGGTTTCTGCGATGTACTGCGCGTAGGCATCGGTCGCTTCTTCCATCTCCTGGTCGTACCAGGTGAGGTTCTCGCGCGGATCGGGCTGGTCGACGCCGATCAACTTCAGCGCCTTCCACTCGGCCAGCGTGTGCGCGTCCGTGCCCTGGGCCGCGTACTCGCTGCCTTTGTCCTCGTACTTCTCCTGCAGTTTCGCGGAGGGAGGACAGGCGATCCAGCGGTGCGCGGCGGACGCGGACAGGAAAGCGTGTGCCTTGCTCATCTGCCGATGCCCTCCGCTTCCGCCATCATGGCGTCGTACTCGCCGGGATCAATCTCAGTCAGACGGTCCGCGCCGTGTGCGGCGAGCAGCGCCTTGATCTCGTCCTTGAAGCCGGCCTTCCGCTTTTCCAGCAGAACGGCGCGGAGTTCTTCCAGGGTGCAAGGCTTCTTCTCCGGGGCCTGTCCGGCGGCTTCCTCCGCCTCATTGAAGGAAAGGAGCACCCGGATGTCCCTGACCGCTTCCGCAATACCGGCGCTATGCTCTGACAACTCGGTAAGCAGGGCGTCCAGTTCTTTCATCTTTGCCATAGGTGCATTCTCCTTTCTTCGCGGTCGTGGCTGTGTTGGTGTTCATGCCGATCAGCGATCTCGCCATCCTGCGCGTCAGCAGTGATACGGCGATCAGGCTGTCGATCAGGTCTTCCCGCGCTTCGCGGGGGCTGTTCTTCACGGCTTCCTGCATGGTCATTACCTCCATTTCCGAGGGGACTTGGTTTCCTCCCTCGATGTAAATGGCAGGATTCAGTCTTTTTGAATGAAGCCGGGAAAAAGTTATTTCGGAGCCGTCCGCCCTATGTGAACGGACGGCCCCGAAGGTCGGTCAGATCAGATCTTCGCGGTGTTCCCGGATGAAGGCCAGCAGCTTGTTCAGACGGCTGTGGACGGTCGGCCACGGGATGCCCAGGCGGTCGCCGATCTTGCGCTCGGACAGGCCTTCTTCCAAATGAAGGGAAAGAATGTCCCTGCCGCTCCTGGTCAGCTTGTCCGCTTCGGTGTAGAGCCACTCCCAGGTGTCATTGGCCACGGCGCGGTCTTCGGGCGTCGGGGCCGTGTCCAGCGGAGCAAGCGGGCCTTCCGCAAAACCGTCCGCATAGCGTTCGCGGTCGTCCGCGAAGATGAAGGCGCCAGCCTGCTGGAAGGCGCAGAGAGCGCAGTCGCCGCAGCACTTCCGGTAATCCGGCTGTCCGCAGGCGCCGAAGTCCCGCGCGTACCTGCGGGCATCGTTGGCCATCTTGTTCCAGGCTTTCCTCTGTTCGTCGGTCAGGGCGACGGCTTTGCCGTCGATGGTTACGTAGAAACTGTTCTTCTTGGATTCGTTGGCGTTCGTGCCTTTAGTTCCCATGCTGTAGCTCCATTCTCACGGAGCATCCAGACGAGGACTGTGCATGCGCAGCCCCGGAGGATACCTCGTGGGGGCTGCACCCGCATCCCATTGCGGGGGCAGAGATGAAGTCACAGCGCGGTGGGAACCCGGTTCATGACGCCGGCGCGGCGCTGCGATGGTTACGTGCCGGGGGCTTGATCAGAGCCTCCGGGTGAGGGGATCCGAGGTTCATGCGCCTCTTTTCCCCATGATCCACAGGACAGATTCGAAAACTTTGGCAATCGGACGCCTGTGGGAATCCGATTACCGCCACATCTTAAATGGCTGGAATGGACTGAAACGGACGGAATCCAGGGAAAAATCAGTGGCGTCCAAAGCAGGACATCATGTAACCAGTTTTTTTCGCGTTAAGATTTCGTTTTCTGGATTAAAAATGTCCAAAACACGAACTTCCGGTTTGACTAACGGACACGATTTTGGTATAATTATTGGTGTGTCCATTGCCAGCCCCTGGTTCTTTTCCAAAGGCATCTTCAGTATATAAATTGCCCGTTTGAGACTGGGGATGGTTTGGTACACCGTGGTACATCGTGGTACAAACGCTTATGAAAGGACAAATGCGCTGATGGAGTTCAAAGAATTCTTCTCGCTGATGAAAAAAAGGATATCTGACGGCGCAGATGTCCCATACTTTTTTAAAGATCTGATTGCGATGATCACCACGGTACCGGAATCTGAATGGGGTACTCCGAAGGATCCATCTACAAAGCTTTCAAAGGAAAGCACCCTGCGTTCTTATGCAAAACGCGGGCTCACGCAGAAATTTGCGCAGAGTATTGTTTACAGGCTCTCACCAGAGATGTTTGTTGAGTCGCTCACGTCACATGAAGCAGCAGTATTAGAACTTCTTGCAAAGGATTTCGAAGGCTATGACAATACTGTTACTGTAGCCAATGTGGCTCAGAAACTGGCAGATTGCTTTATCGACATAATCCGCCGGGCTGCTGGAATTGTTCCAAAGAGTGAACTTGAGATGCAGAAGCTTCGGCAGCAGGCGTTCGATCTCAAGTCAAAATATGGTGATTATCTTCGGGAAGAGACCGGAAACGTATGCCCGATTCCTGGATGTGGAAGGTCATTGAAAGTCCCAGGGGACGGAGAAATCAGATATGTTTTTGAAGTTGGAGTAATCGACGCAGGTAAGCCGCTGAAAATAGACAATATGCTCGCCTTCTGTCCGCAGTGCCAGGCGACATATTCCATGGACACGAACGCCAGTCTGACAAAGGATCTTATACGCATTAAGAAAATGCTGATTGCTTCGAACCAGAGCACTCTATTACTGGATCAGATGCCTTTGGAGAAGGGAATCATCAACGTTATCCGAAGAATCAAAAAGCTTGGAGAAAAAGACCTTCTTGACGCCTCGCTTGACCCCAAAGAAATACGCGACAAGATTGATCCTACCGAATATTTCGTACTGTATAGAACAGTGAAAAACTATGTTGACACGTATTATGTGACACTGAAGAAGATCATCACCAACGCAGACAAGCGCGGAGAAATTGACTACGATGCTGTTCAGGATCAGATGAAGGCAATATACAAACGGTTAAAAAAGGCTCGGAAAAACCAGTTGGAAATATTTGAAGCTATTACTGAGAAAGTACACAAGATCAGCCTGCAGGAAGAGGTTTACTGCCAGATAGTTGTTGCCTTCTTCATTGCGAAATGTGAGGTATTCGATGCAATTGCCCAATAAATTGTATTCATATAAAAACAGCACCCTCTACCTCGTCCCGCTGGTATTGAACGAGCTAAAGGATGCTCCGCTTATGGTAAAAGATCTTTACGACCGCGTCCGCTCACACTTGGAAGATCCAACGGATTTCATATCCGTGATGGATTGTCTATATGCGTTGCGTGCTGCCGATATAAACGAAAACGGGGAGGTGTTCATATGCTTGTCGAAATGAAATCACCGGTTTTCATTGATCACGGCCAGGAACGACCCCCGATATTATTTCATGAGGGGCTCAATGTTGTACTTGGTGAAGAAGACGGTGCGATGTCTATCGGCAAGTCATCCTCTTTGTTGGCGATTGACTTTGTGTTCGGTGGAGATACATACATTAAAAGTGATGGTGTCCGCCATGAGGGGCATCATACAGTTTTCTTTGCCTTCGAGTTCAATGGTGCCAGATACTACTTTGCCCGGAATACTGGTGACAGTGCTACCATCCATTTTTGCGATAAGGACTATCAGCTTACCGGTGCAAAATACACAAAAGAAGAATTCATTTCCTGGCTGAGAACTCAGTATGGAATGGAATTTGACGGCGTCTCGTTCCGCACAATACTGAGCAGTTTCTTCAGGGCATATGGCAAAGGAAATACCGATGAACTGAACCCTTTGAAGGGAATTCCGGGTCAGAATATGGAAAAATCCATTGCAACTATCCTGACAGTCTTCAACAGGTATAAGGATATTCAGGAGTTTCGTGACAGCGTCACAGAGCATACAAAGCGGTTGGAGGCTTTCAAAGAGGCAAGAAGGTATCAGTTCATTTCTGATCTTGTTGGCGGCCAGAAAAAATATGAAGAAAACCTTGCGGTAATCCGTGAGCTTGAGCTTCAGCTTGCAACATTAATGGAGGAAGCTGAACAGGGACATTCCGAAGAAGAAATCGAGCTGAATAAGCAAAAGGCCGCTCTGACAACTGAGAAACTGAACATAGAGAATGCGATTCACACAAGGGAGATGAAACTTCGTCTTCTGAATATGAGCCTGGAATATGGATTATACCCTACGGAGGCTGATATGAGTGCCTTGCAGGAGTTCTTCCCCGGGGTCAATATTCGAAAACTGTATGAGGTTGAACGCTATCATCAGAAGCTGGCACGTATTCTGGATGCTCAGTTTGCGGAAGAACGGACTGCAATTGAACGAGAAATCACCGATCTCCGGGTTCAGTGGGATGCTGTGAATGCTCAAATAAGAAATCTTGGCTTTGTCGGAAATATCTCAAGAGAGTTTTTGGATCGTCACTCTGAGATCAAAGCTGAAATTGCCGCACTGAGAACTCAAAACCAGGCTTTTCTCACACAAACCGAACTGCAGTCAGCAAAAGCTAATGCAACGGAAGTGCTGAAGCGTAGCATCGAAGACATCCTGCGCGAAATTGAGGATGATCTTAACACTCAGATGAAGGAATTCAATGATTCTTTGTTTACAGCAAAGAAAAAACCTCCGCAGGTGCATTTTAACGCTTACAATAGCTACAGATTTGAAACGCCCGACAACACAGGCACAGGATCGAATTATAAAGGTATGCTGGTCTATGACCTGGCGGTTCTTTTTACAACAGCTTTGCCTGCACTGGCACACGACTCCCTGCTGTTCAAGAACCTGGGAAAAGATGTCGAAGATGGCATTTTCCGCATATATGCAAGAGTGGCCTCAGAACTGCCGCGCAGGCAGGTATTTATCGCCTATGACAAGCAGGGCGACTGCAGACCTGAAACACGGCGAATTCTGGATGCCGGTTGTGTATTGAGGCTTTCAAAAGGTGGCGGCGAACTGTACGGACATCCCTGGGATACGGAGGAAGAAGAAAATGGGAATGAGTTATAACAAGCTCTGGAAACTTTTGATCGACAAGAAGATGAAAAAATCTGATCTTCGAAAGAAGGCGGGCATCAGTTCGTCTTCACTGGCTAAGCTTACTAAAGACGAAAACGTGACAACTGAAGTGCTTGCAAAGATCTGCAAAGAACTCAAGTGCGATATAGCCGATATCATGGAGTTTGTACCGGATCCGGTGGAGCAGAAAGATTAAAAGGCGGAGGAATCTTAAATGGATGAAGTACGTATACAGGCCGGCGTAAAACACGGCAAATTAAATTTCATAGACCTGTTTGCCGGCGCGGGCGGACTGTCCGAGGGCTTCATTCAGGCTGGATTCAATCCAATCGCGCACGTGGAAATGAATGAGTTTGCCGCACAGACGCTGGTGACCCGAAGTGCTTATTATTATTTTACACAGAATGGGCAGGCATCCACCTATTATGATTATCTGCGCGGAAAGATTACACGGGAGGCCTTACTGGATGAGGTGCCGCGTCGCATTAAAGATACTGTGATCTGTGAAACCATGGCGGATGAAACTCTGCCGGGGATTTGCAAAAGAATCGATAATATTATGAAAATTCGCGGCATTAAATCGGTAGATGTCATTGTCGGCGGTCCTCCCTGCCAGGCATATTCTCTGGTCGGACGTGCGCAGAGCAGTCATATGGACGTGCCCATGGCCCAGGATCCGAGAAACAAGCTGTATATCCTCTATGGTCGCATGCTGAAAAAATACAGACCCAAGATGTTCGTCTTTGAAAACGTGATGGGTATTGAATCCGCAAACGGAGGAAGCACCTGGAAAAACCTCAAAAAGTATCTCCGAAGGGTTGGCTATGAGATTGAATGTAAAGAACAGAATGCTGCCGACTTCGGCGTGTTGCAGAGCAGGCGAAGGATGATCATCATTGGCTGGCTGAAAGACAGTGGAATGAATTATCCCGAATTTACACCAGTTGAAGTGACGGCAGTCGTAAAAGACCTGTTTGATGATCTCCCTGCTCTGACGCCTGGTACTGGCGCAACTGCCTACAGCAGAGCTAAACCGAGTCAGTATGTGACCGAGCATGGCCTTCGCACCGCCGACGATGTGCTGACTCATCATCAGGCCAGGTCAAACAAGGATCGAGACATTGAAATCTATAGAACCGCCATTCAGCTCTGGAATGACGGGCATAAACGACTGAACTACAATGATCTGCCGCCGCACCTTAAAACGCATAAAAACACGACATCGTTTACAGACCGGTTTAAGGTTGTAGAAGGAGACGAGCGATGCTGCCATACGGTGCTTGCTCACCTGTCCAAGGATGGCCATTATTTCATTCATCCGGATATCGAGCAGCACCGGTCAATCACCGTCCGGGAAGCTGCACGACTACAGTCCTTCCCTGACAGCTACTATTTTGAAGGCCCCCGGACCTCGCAATTTGTCCAGATCGGAAATGCCGTGCCACCCATGATGGCGAAAGGTATCGCAGAAAAGATCGCAGAAGAGCTGAGACAGGAGCGCTGAAAATGGAAGATAATCTGCTGCTGGAGCAGTACAGCTGGTACAAGAAGAAAGCGTTAGAGGCATCGCCCTACCGCTGTCTTCTTGATGCCAATATTCAGCTGAATCCGCATCAGATCAACGCATATTGCGCTGCAGTGCAGTCTCTCCACACGGGCGGCATCGTGCTGGCTGATGAAGTCGGCCTCGGTAAAACCATTGAGGCCGGACTTTCGCTGAAGCATGCAATTGCTGATGGTGCCAGACATATTCTGATTGCTCTCCCAGCTACGCTGAGGAAACAGTGGGAGATCGAACTGCTGGAGAAGTTCGGACTGGAAGCTTATATTCTGGACAGACCAACAGTGGAATCAGACGTTTATCACTGGCAGACATGGCTCGAAAAGGGATCGCATGTAAGGATTGTGCTCGCGTCATATGATTACGCCTCCAAGCTGATGCTACGGTTTCCCAATGTCAAATGGGACCTGATCATTATTGATGAGGCACACAACCTGCGTAACGTGTTTCATGGCACAAAGCGGGCAAAACGTCTGTATGAGCTTACAACCGGAATCCCCAAAATCCTGCTGACCGCGACTCCGCTGCAGAATTCTTTGACGGATCTGCACGGACTGATATCCTTCATTGATCCTCGCATTTTCGGCAGCGAACGAATGTTCAACAAGCGTTTTGTCGAGGGCGAAGATTATGCAGAACTGAAACGGGAACTTTCGCCTGTCCTGTACCGTACGCTGCGTCGTGATGTTGCCAAGTATATGGAATTCCGCAAACGCACCTGCCGGACGGTGGATTTCACTCTTTCGCCTGACGAAGCAGAACTGTATATGCGGGTGAATAATTTTCTGAAACGGGATACACTCTATTCCATCCCAACTGCCAACCGTGGCCTGATTGTGTTGGTTATCCGAAAACTCCTCGCTTCCTCCAGCTATGCGCTGATCGAGACCTTCGAGGTGTTGCACAGACGCCTCGAGAAACTATATGAGGGTACTCATTCCGCCAGCGCGCAGGAAGGCTTCGATCTTTTCTGGCAGTATGTTGAGGATGAAATCGATGAGTCCGGACTTGAGGAGGAGGATGATCCTGATACTGCATTCCAGAAGCAGCAGATTCAGGAAGAGATGGACGAAGTGGACGCCATCCTGGAGGCAGCCGGAAGAATAAAGGTAAATGCGAAAATCACCGCGCTTAAGCAGGCTATTCACACCGCCCTTCAGTTTCAGGAGGATAGTGATATTCCGCAGAAAGTTGTGGTGTTCACAGAATCGAAGAGAACGCAGAAATATATCGCCTCCGAGTTGCGGAGGGATGGTTTCGAAGAAGACGATATACTGCTTTTCAATGGCGACTTTGACGATGCCATGGCAGGAGACATTTACCGGGCATGGCGAGCAAAGAACTTCGGCGGCCCCAACTATGGACGCAACGTAGAATTCAAACATGCTATAGTAGACTACTTTAAGGAGCATGCCCGAATTCTTATCGTTACAGACGCCGGATCAGAAGGCCTGAACCTGCAGTTCTGCAATACGGTCATCAACTATGACCTGCCATGGAACCCGCAGAAGATCGAACAGCGCATCGGCCGTTGTCACCGCTACGGGCAGGAACATGATGTGGTGGCCGTCAATCTACTGAACACCCAAAATGAGGCGGATCGACGGGTTTATGAGATCCTGAGCAAAAAGTTTGAGCTGTTCGAGGGTGTCTTCGGCGCGTCAGATGTGGCCCTGGGAATTCTGGAAAGCGGGACGAGCTTTGAAAGCATGATCCTTGACATCTATCAGCATTGCGACACGAGGGCTGAGTTCAAAAAGGCTTTCGATAAGCTGGATCGTCAGCTGGATGCGAAACGCAACAAAAAAGCCAGGGAACTGCGCGCCCTGCTGATGACTGAAAGCGAAGATGCGAAAGGAGCGGCACTGGAAAAGACAAAAGCAGCTATTGATGCGTATCTCGCTGATGTAGATTATTGGTCTCAGTTCGCGGAGCCAGAAGTGGATCGAACAACCCATTACTGGCGAATCGACAACTGGGGTGTTGAGACCTTTGGCGAACATGGGACACTGTTCATCGGCGCATTTTGTGATGGTGCAAAGTTACTATTCCCTGTTCTGTTACTCTGCGATGAGAAAGGGCAGTATATCAATTTTTCGGAGCAGGATATCGTCGCGACGCTGGAAAAGGCTAACGATGATGATATCCACTACTTCACCCCCACGGACGCTGAAATGGCGCTATTTCATCGGATCTATGAGCGCCTGACCATCGAAATGACAAAAAGGTACCGAGCAGGCATGCAGCCGGTTAAGGAATACAACAAACGAAAGATCGAAAACTGGGTAGCCATCCAGACAGAACAGTTGAACCTGCAGATTGCAGATATGCAGGAGGAAATCAAAACGCAGGAAGCGCAGGAAGCTGCTACAAAGGATTTTCTGGAAAAGGTGGACATCCGCAAAAGGATCATGGAGAAGCGTAAGGCACTGATCAAATTCCAGTCGGACTTTCACAAAAAGGTAACACAAATCCAGAATGCCGCATGGCAGGAACAGAAGGAATTTGCGGACAGGCTGGAAATACAGCCGCTACTTTTGGTCAATATCGTACTGAAATTCTAATGCAAGGGGTAACGTCATGGAACACAGAGGCAAGCTTGAATTGACCTGGGTGGGCAAATACGAGGAGAAGGCGATCGAGCCGCGGATCCTAGTAGAAGATCCTGAAAAATCCTATGGAGATCCCCACAGCGAAAACATGCTGATTCACGGGGATAACCTGATTGCCCTCCAAGCGCTGCAACAGGATTTTGCTGGTAAGGTACAGTGCATTTATATTGATCCCCCATACAACACGGGTTCTGCCTTTGAGTACTATGATGACTGTGTCGAGCATAGTATCTGGCTCAATCTTATGTGGAAGCGTCTGAAACTTCTTCATAATCTACTCTGTGAAGAGGGCTCTATATGGATTTCCCTGGATGACAGTGAAGCGCATTATCTAAAAGTCCTTGCTGATGAGGTTTTCGGAAGAAGGAATTTCATCGCCGATGTCGCATGGGAAAAATCGGACAGTCCTCGGATGGATGCAAAACTTTTCTCTACGCGCTATGACCATACATTAGTATATGCGAAAAACATAGAAACCGTTATTATCAACCAAGTTGTGACAGACGAGGTGCCTGAGCACTACAACAAAGTTATGCCAGATGGCAGAAGATACTATTTGAAACCTTTACGATACATGGGAGCTCAGGATGCGCGGGGGGATCGCCCCCATCTGTATTTTTCAATTACGGCACCTGATGGTACTGAAGTGTATCCTCTTAGGTCCGATGGCACAGATGGACGGTGGAGATGGTCGAAAGAAAAAGTAGACAGCAGTCCTGATCTTATAGAATTCGTATCCGGAAGAAATGGTTGGTCTGTGTATTATCGCATATTCGCCACAGAATCATCAACGAGACCGCCTGAAACTCTATGGAGTTTTCAAGATGCTGGAAGTAACAGAAATGCAAAGGCTGAAATCAAGGCATTATTTGGTGGAGAAAAGGCTTTCGACACTCCGAAACCGGAACGTCTAATTAAGATGGTTTTGGCAATTGCATCGAAGCCTGGTGATTTAATTCTCGATTCATTTATGGGATCCGGTACAACAGCAGCAGTTGCTCACAAAATGGGCAGAAGATATATAGGTATCGAAATGGGCGACCATGCATATACACTGTGCAAAGTTCGACTTGATAAAGTGATAGATGGAAAAGATCCAGGTGGAATCACGGATGAAATCGGTTGGCATGGCGGCGGCGGCTACCACTTCTACGAACTGGCTCCCAGTCTCCTTGTCAAAAACCCACGCCTTCCAGTCTACCAGATCAACCCGGAATATACCTTTGAGATGGTGTGTGAAGCCATCTGCAAGATCGAAGGCTTCCGCTATCAGCCGGAGGGCGTGCTCCACGGTCATTCATCTGAGAAGCGGTTTATCCATATAACGAAGGAATTTGTCAACACAGAGTATGTGAAGTCTGTATCGGCGTCGCTGGGTGAAGATCAGTCTCTTCTCATCTATGGTATGGCTATCCAGTCCGAAATGATCCTGCCAGACAACATCGAAGTTAGGAAAATTCCGAAAGATCTGCTGGAAAAGTGTAGTTTTGAAAGTGAGGTGCGCTGAAGTGACTGATATCGTAAAGAGAATCGGATATGCCATGAGTCTACGCGCACCTCAGCAGGAGGCGTTAGGCTACCTCGATGCCATCAGCACTCACTGCGATTACCAGCGAGACAGCAAGGCGACAGTAGAAATAGCAGCATCGCAACATTGCGAGAAACAGCGTTCCATTAAAGTGGACGATAAGTTTGATTTCCCATCCTTCTGCTTCGCTATGGCAACGGGTATCGGCAAGACACGGCTGATGGGCGCCTGCATCTACTATCTGTATAAAACGAAGGGTTATCGGCACTTCTTCATTCTGGCGCCAGGCAGCACAATCTATGATAAGCTGCGCAAGGAAGCCAACCCCGCCCATCCCAAGTATATCTTCAAGGGGCTGGAGGCAGAGATGGGCAGGCCAAAGGTATACGACGGTGAGAACTACGATACCTATCCAGTACACTATGTACAGATGGAGATGCAGACCGAGAAGTCTTCTGAGATTGAATTATTCATCTTCAACATTGGCAAGATTTTCAACAGCAAAACGGACACCCAGTTCAACTTCCACAAGTTTCGGGAGACGCTGGGCATGTCTTTTTCCTCTGTGCTGGCCAGTTTTGATGATCTGGTGATCTGTATGGATGAGGCGCATCGCTATTATGCCCCGGCGTCCATGAAGGCCATCAACTTCCTCAAACCTATTCTTGGGCTGGAGTTCACTGCCACACCCAAGTACACCAGTAACGTAATCTACTCCTACGATCTTGCCCGCGGCGCAGTAGAAGGATACTTGAAAACACCCGTCGTCATGGGGCGTTCCAATATGGCAGGTTACAGCGCGGCAGACATCGAAGAAATGAAGATCCGAGACGGTTTGACCCAGCATGAGCATCGAAAAGGTGTTATCCGGCAGTACTGCGATGATCATAACCTGCCTTATGTGAAACCGATTGTGCTGATCGCCTGCCGTGATACAAATCACGCCAAGGATGTCCGTACTCTGATCGACAGCGACGAATTCCTGGGTGGCAGGTATAAAGGTCGGGTCATTGAAATTCACTCCAACATGAAGGGCGAAGAGACCGAAGAAAACGTGCGTCTCCTGCTCTCTATTGAACGCGCAGATAACCCCATCGAAATCGTGTTGCATGTGTATAAGCTGAAGGAAGGCTGGGATGTCAACAACCTGTTTACTATCATTCCACTAAATGCGGCAAAAAGTGATATTCTGGCTATGCAGACCATTGGCAGAGGCCTCCGTTTGCCCTTCGGCTATGTTACCGGCGACGAGGATATCGACACACTGGACATTGTGGCGCATGAGCACTACAGGGAACTGGTGGATGAAGTCAAAAACAGCGACATTTTCCGTTACCGTGATCTGGACAGGACAGGCGTAGAACCTACTGATACAGTCGATGTGAGCAGCCCGGTGGATGATGCCCAGTTGTCTCTGTTTGATCAGATTGTGACCGATACCGGCACCCGTACTTTCCGCGATGTGGACAATCCCCAGACCCAGCAGGATCTGTACGCTGCCTATCTGAAGACATTCGGTCCTGCGAGGCAGCGACAGACATCTGAAGCGGATGACAATCAGATTTCCGTGTTTGACCTGCCGGAAGTACATTCCGATGTTCCGGCCGAACCGGCTCAACCTGTCCCCGTCTCCACTGATACAGATACTGCCAGTAAAAAGCCAATGACAAAGGACGAATTTGTACAAAAGATACGCGAATACTCTGGCAGGGCGATCTCTGTTCCAAAGATACTGGTGCAGACCACATCCGAGGTGAAGTTCAATCGATTCCAGGTTCGACGTACTATCCCAGACTTTGAAGTGGCCATGGCAAAAATCGAGCGTTTCGACGCCGTCAATCAGCAGTTTCTCGCATCTGTCGATGCACAGATTCTCGAAGTGGACGACGCGCTGAACACTCTTGCCTGCATGCTTCTGGATTCCATCCCGGAACTGTCCTATGATGACGCTGATTTCATCATTGATGTGGTGGATCAATATCTGGCGCTGATTGACGGCGATGAAGAAGAAAAACGCAGAATCGTACGCAGATATGCCACGCTGATTGTTTCGGACATCCGAACGCAGATTTTTCAGCATGTGGAACAGAAGACACAGGATATCCATACCGTCCAGAAGGATCTGATTCTTTTCCGGCGCTTCGTGAAAAATATCCGGAAGGATGGACGTGTGCGTTTCGACCGTCCATTTAATGACAGAAGCAACATCAGGAAGTATCTGTTTACCGGATACAAGAAGGGTTACTATACTGAAAATGCCTTTGACATTGATTCCGAGCGTCTGTTCTCTATCATTCTTGAGGAAGATCCGGATGTGATCCGTTGGATCAAGCCACCGCTGAATCAGCTGGGCCTGTTCTGGCAGGCAGGCCAGCAGTATAATCCGGACTTCCTGGTGGAGACCGCCACACACAAGTACATGGTGGAAGTGAAGGCCGCGAACGAAGTCACGGACGCTGATGTTTTGGCCAAGGCGCGCGAGGGTATCCGCTGGTGTCATTTTGCTTCGACTGCTGATCCGGATGGCAAGCCTTGGGGATATCGTCTGATCACCGATGACAATATCCACCCGGGCAATACATGCAGATATACTCTTGGAACTGCTGTTGAGATTACGGAGGAATGATGATGGCTGACAGATTCAGATACGCAGAAGTCCGTCAGATGATTATCGACGCCATGAAGGTCGATCTGATGGGTCCGCAGTCAGAAGATGAGGTGCTGGACGAAAATCCAAGGCACGCCTATATCATCGGGCTGCTTGCCCCGCAGTCAGAGGCGGGAATTGATGCTGCTGGCGAAAACGAGCAGGAACTTGAGGCTGATATTGATCATGAGGATGACAACAATTTCACCGCCGGAGAGGACGATGATAATGAGCCTGTTGTCACCACACACTTCAAACTGCCAAGTTCTATTGGCATCAGCTTTTACGTCGCGGCCGGGACCGATTCTGTCTGTCTGGATGTCAGTTGGGGCGACTATACAAAAGCAACCGAAAAGCGTCCGGACAAAAACGGTAAAGAACGTGATTACGCCTCTTATATGCGTCATCCGATGAAGGAGACGCTTACAGTTGGTTTCGCAGATTTTGATAGAAGCCGAGAATATCAGTTGCTCAGTGATTCCAACGTACGTGTTTATGTCTCCAGAATTCCGCTAAAGAACGGACACAGCTTTGTGACTGCGTATGTCATAAACAGGCGCAGGAATCCGGAAAACGATCTGGAAGGCCTGATGTTCCAGGTTGAAATCAGGGCATACTCTCCGGATGGCGCAAACATATTCGCCGCTGAAACCATCTGCCGCAAAGTAAACGCAGTGGATGAGTACTATTTTGAGCAGCGACCGATTATTGGCCGTGGACGTGGTTGTGCCGCAACCTGGGGACCGGTTGTCAACGGATATGCAGCCTGGGTTAAGTCTGATTTTATCCCGCAGTATGAATTTCCAGGCGTAAGTGCCGAACTGAAGGGGTTTGGCGGAGATTTCTTCTCGATGCGTTTTCTTTCAAAACCATCCAATAAAGAAGGTATCATCGAAAGGCTAAATGTTCTCGCAGACTCCTATGACCATTGGATTGCAGACACGCTTTCCGGTGATACAAAGATGCTCAGTGCCGCATTCCGAACTGAGGTTGGCGACGAGGTCATTGATAAATGCCGGAAGGCGCTGGTCCGTATCCGTGAGGGTATCTCCCTGATTGGCAGTGATGAGATTGCCTGGGATGCTTTCTGTTTCATGAACCGGGTTATGCTTCTGCAGCGAAATATCATGTCCTTCTCAAGAAAGCACGCTACAAATTCGGAGTGCAATCTGGGTGACTTTGTCGATCCCCGGAAACCGGAAAATGATTTTGGATGGAGACCTTTCCAGATTGCATTTATCCTGATGAATCTGAATGGTATAGTCAATCCGCTGCATGAAGACCGTGAAATTGTTGATCTGCTGTATTTCCCGACCGGCGGCGGTAAGACGGAAGCCTATCTGGGATTGATGGCTTTCGTCATCGCCAATCGCAGACTCAGGGCTTCAGAAAACGAAAAATACAACCGTGATGGCGGTGTCACAGCAATCCTTCGCTATACCCTTCGCCTCCTGACAACACAGCAGCGCGACCGTATCACAAAGATGGTGATCGCTGCTGAAATGGTCAGAGAAAAAGCTGCCCCGAAATATGGAACGGAACCTATCAGCATCGGGTTCTGGGTCGGTGGCGGAGTAACACCGAACAACTTTGACGAATTGAAGGACAGCCCTGAGAACCCTGGGGAAGCCGCCAGAAAGAGAAAACTGATTTACAGACAGTTGCTATCCTGTCCTTTCTGCGGGACAGAACTGAAAGAGGAGAACTTTGAGATTGATCATGACAGAAAGTCGGTCTCTATTTACTGTTCTGATCGGAACTGTGTTTTCCACAAATATAAAGGCCGAAAGTCCATCCCGGTTTATTTAGTGGATGAGGAAATATACGCGAGATGTCCCACTATCATCCTTTCGACCGTAGACAAGTTTGCCCGCCTGCCCTGGGATGTAAGCACCAATGCCCTTTTCGGCCGAGTTGACCGTATGTGCAGTCGGGACGGCTACGTTGCTATTGGTGAAAAGCACAGTAGACATCCGAGAACCAGAGAACTGGAGGCTTCAAGACTTACGTCAATACGTCCATTCCTCCCTCCGGAACTGATTATTCAGGACGAGCTGCATCTGATAACTGGTCCCCTCGGCACAATCTATGGTGCATATGAGACAATCATTGAAGACATGTGCACCTGGGGTGATCAGAAGATCAAACCCAAGTATGTCGTGTCTACAGCCACCATCAGAAATGCTGCCGCCCAAGCAAAATGCCTATATGCACGAAAGCAGACATCTCAATTTCCTCCTAACGGATTTGAGATTGGAGACAGCTTCTTTATCCGGGAAATCCCTGCAGAAACAAACCCATTCCGCAGATATGTTGGCATCTGTGGAAACGGTCAGTCTGTCCGTACGACTTTACTTCGGGTTTATGCCATTATTCTGCAAACTGTCTTCAATCTTGCACAACAGGACGAATTCCAGGATGCGATCGATCCGTACTACACGCTGATCGGGTACCACAACAGTATCCGTGAACTTGGCGGTACCGTCCGTCTGCTGCAGGATGACATTCCCAAGCGTATCCTGCGCATTCAGAACCGGTATCAGATGAGCAAGAGACGCTATCTGAATCGCAGAATTGAGATTACATCCCGTATGAATTCGTTTGAAATTCCGAACAACCTCAAAAAGCTTGAAGCCGGGTTCGGTTCGAAAGAATGCCTTGATACCGCTGTTGCAACGAATATGATTGCCGTTGGTATGGACGTTGACCGTCTGGGTTTGATGGTTGTTGATGGTCAGCCCAAGCAAAATTCGGAGTATATCCAAGCAACAAGCAGAATTGGCCGTTCTTTCCCCGGCCTGGTCGTCATGATCTATAACCCCTACCGACCGAGAGACCTTTCGCATTACGAGAATTTCACTGGATATCACTCGCAGCTGTACCGGTTTGTTGAAGGTACGACCGCTACCCCCTTCTCAGCACGAGCCAGGGATCGTGTGTTGCATGCGCTGATTATTTCAGCAATCCGCCTGAAATACCCCGACATGGCTCCCAATGACGCAGCTGCGAACATTGCTTCATTAACGCCCGAGCAGATGCATGATTTGAAGGCACTTATCCTTGACCGTCTGGGCATTATCAAACCTTCTGTCAGAGAAGATGCTGAAGGAGAAATCGATCAGTTTATTGCGACATGGAAGGGATTGGCAGCGAGCTCAAAGCCGCTGAAATACAAGGGACCGTTGTTCCGGTCGAAAGATCAGAAATACAATGTTCTCATGGGATATTACGGCGGTGAATGTGCGGATACTGAGAAGCCGACCCTGACATCTATGCGTGAAGTTGAGAGTGCCGCCAATATGTTCTATTACGAGGAGGATTGACAGATGCCATTTAACCGTAAGCTTCTCGGCGACCTAAGGCCCAATCAAATTATCACTACCTTTGGTCCGGGTTCCATTGTTGATGCTGTCAAGGACTCTGTCACGATACTCGATACAAGCTATTGGAAAGATAGGGGTAAAAAAATCATCGATGGCAGGCTCGCCTCGTACCTTGGTGTTGACTGCTTCTATATGCCGAGGACTTCAGCTAATTGGGGAGATGTGCCGGTAGTATCTTTCCCGTATACGCATATCTGTTCAAAGTGTGGTCGCCTGTTTGACATTCGAGACGATTTTGATCTCGAAAAGTATCTGAGCTTGGGGGCCAGGTGTCCTGAATGCGGCTGGTCAGCTTATCCTTCCAGGTTCATCACCATATGCGAGAACGGGCATATGGATGATTTTCCATGGAGCTGGTGGGTGCACAGAGGTAATGACGGATGCGACGGCGTTCTTAAAATCAATTCTTCCGGTGATACATCAACACTGGCTGACATGCACGTCAGGTGCACGAAGTGTAATGCATGGCGCAGCATGAGCGGCGCAACACAGAAGGAAAACTTTGAGGGCATGGTTTGCAGAGGCCATCACCCCTTCCGTCCCCATGCCAGGAATGAACGCTGCGGAAAACAGCTGATCCCATCTCAGCGTGGCGCTTCCAATGTCTATTTCCCCGTAAGTAGAAGCGCTATATCCATTCCTCCATGGATCAATCCTCTGTTTAATCTGATTGACGAGCATCTTCGTGATATTGAACTGGCAAGAACTCTGATGGGTGATGCTGGCGTCAGCAGAATTTATGAACTGTATTTCCAAGCATACTCGCGCGCTGACTTTGATGCCGCACTGGAACGGCGTTTGAACAACATTACTGAATTCAAAGAGATCAAACAAATGGAGTATGATGCTATCACGCATCATAATGACCCCTCTTATGCATCAAACAAGAAGCACTTCAAGGCTGAAGAAGAGAACCTGCCTGATTATCTGAAACCATATTTCAGTCGTCTTATTCGTGTTACTAGGCTTCGTGAAGTCAAGGTGCTGCTCGGATTTATGCGTGTGGATGCGCCTGATCCGGATGCTGATGAACAACCTAACGTAGTAAAACTCAGCAAAGGGAAAACCGGTGATGGAGAAAAATGGCTGCCGGCTGCGGAAGTACACGGAGAAGGTATTTTTATAGAATTCAACCGGCAGACACTGAATCAATGGCTTTCTACTGTCAGGACCCTGTCCCAGAAATATGCAGACGCCTATAAAGAATTCTGCGAATCAAAAGGATGGACAGTTACGGTTGAACGCAATGCAATCTATGTGCTGATGCATACGTTCTCTCACCTGTTAATCAAACAGATGTCAATGTCTTCCGGATACTCCTCAACAGCTATCAGAGAACGCATTTATTTTAGTGATAGAATGTCTGGTATTCTATTCTATACAGGTAGCGCTGATAAGGAAGGCTCCCTCGGCGGCCTAGTGGAGCTGGGTACTGCTGCAAAGATAACTGAACTGATGCGCGATGCTTTCCAGGAAGCTCTTTTGTGTACAAACGATCCGGAATGTATGCATAATATGCCGGCAGGGAAAAACTCAAATGGAGCAGCATGTCATTCGTGCTGTATGATTTCAGAAACGGCCTGTGAAAACGGGAATCGTATGCTTGACCGGGGGCTGGTCGTACCGATTGCTGAGCGGGAAGCGCAGGCTTATTTCAGAGAGCTGGTGATCGATCTATGTCAACTGGCAATGTAAAGCTCGATCTTCTGCTTCACAGTATTCTTGATTTGGGTGGAAATAGTACAGATGAAGCAGGCAGGTTGATCAGAGCAAGATATCCTTCTCTCAGTGAGAAAGAATCGGGAGAAATCGCGCAGCTTCTTCAATCAGCGCAAGGACAGAAAAAGGAAGAAAGAGTTACCCTGGTTGCGACGGCCCCGGCTTCATTTTCCTTAAGGGCTATGCCGACAAAGATTACAGTTGAGAACATGATCCGCAATGCATCTGCCAGCATTCTGATCACCGGCTACTCGCTCTCAGAGTATTTCAGTGACCTGGTTGATGAAATAGTATTGAAGAGTCAGCGCGGGGTATTCGTGAAATTCTTTGTGAATGATATCGAACGGCAGACAGGGCTCGACAAAATACTGCGGTACAAAGGACGTTTCTTGAAAGTCTATAATTATCCGAAACAGTCTGACGATAAAATGGCAGCACTTCATGCCAAAGTGATATCTACAGATAAACGGGAAGCGCTAATCACCTCCGCGAATCTGTCCTATCATGGTCAGGAAGGAAACCTTGAACTCGGAACACATATTGAATCCCCGGCGATTGCACAGCAAATAGATGACGTGTTCACACAGCTAATTTTCAAAAAAGTCTTTGTTGAGGTCTGATCCCATGGCAGATATTAAGTCACCGGAAGAGCGGAGCCGAAACATGAGCGCAATCCGGAGCAAGGATACAGAGCCGGAAGTTTATCTCAGAAAGCTATTGTTTTCAGAGGGTTTGCGATATCGTAAAAATGTGCGTAATCTGCCAGGGTGCCCAGATATGTACCTTGCCAGATACAACACGGCCATCTTTGTCCACGGTTGTTACTGGCATAGGCATGAAGGCTGTAAATACGCATATGAGCCAAAGAGTCGTTCTGACTTTTGGCAAGAAAAGTTTGCGGCAAACATTAAACGCGATGAAGTGGTGAAACTTAAACTCAGGTCGAAAGGGATCCGTCAGCTCATCGTGTGGGAGTGTACACTCAAGAAGATGAAAAAGGATGTCGATAAAAGGAAATCTGCTATTCTTGACATTGTTTCATTCCTAAACAGTCATGACGACTTTAGAGAGATCTGAGATGTCAAGCCAGATTACCGTTCGCGAATGAATATCGATTCATAATATTACGAGGTGAGAAAGAAATGGGAGCGCAGGCTAAAATCATCAACATGTTGCTCTATGACGGCACCCTGGGTGGCGTTATCAGGATTGAAGATTCGAATTGGAATGCAGGCGAGCTTTTTTCAGCTCCAAGAGAATCTGTTGCTGATCTTCTTAAAACCGGTGCGTGTAATAAATATGGTGTTTATCTTCTTCTCTCCTCGGACATGGTTTATGTTGGGCAATCTTCTGACCTCGCAAAGCGCCTTTCTCAGCACATTTCCGGGAAGGACTGGTGGGACAGCGCAATCATACTAACTACCAAGGATGACAGCCTGAACCATTCTGATATTGATTTTCTGGAAAACGTTTTGATAGAAAAAGCATTTGCAATTAAAAAACTGGACTGCGATAATAAAAAGAGCGGGAATCCGCCCAAAGTAGATATATTCCGCAAGGTCTTTCTTGGTCAGTATCTTGATGAAGCACTATTTCTCATGCAACTGATTGGAGTAAAGGTTTTTTCTGACACGAAAACGACATCGAAAAAGAAAAAGAAGGCTTCCGCCAAACCAGCGATAAATATAATCGCGCCAACTACGGATGCTTCTGAGATGCATGAGCCGCATCTTGTCAGTAAGCCTGACCTGCCGGATTCATCCCAAAAGATCGGAGCTTTTGTGTATGCTACGATGCGGGGCTTGGAGAGCGCCGGCTATACCTTCTCTTCGGAGGAAATTGATGCGATGTGCACTCCGGACTGGACAAAAGATGTCTTTCACACTCTGAAGCCGTTCATGAAAAAATATGTTCCTGGTGTGACAGACAATAAAGGAACGGATGGATGTGTTCGATTCAGATCTGAACCATTCATCTTTGGTGAGCAGCAAGTCCTGATATCAAAGGAATGGTATGAGCGCCAACGCCAGTTTTTTATTGATTGGTACAACTCTTTAGCTTAACGAATGGCTTCCTTCTCGCTTCATTATATGCTGGTATGATACATGAAATCATGCCAGTTTTTTATTTGCGGACATTCAAAATCCCGATTTCCTGCCATTTACGTCAGGAGAAGACCTCTCCGAGTACGCAGATGGAGGCGGTTGACCGATGACCGACCAGGAGAAGCAGCGCATCGCCGTTATGCGCAGCGCCGGAGAAAGCTATAAGGAGATCGCGAAAACGCTGAATCTCTCCCTCAATACCGTGCAAACCTTTTGCCGCCGGAACCAGCTGACCGGTACACGCGGCGGCGTTTCCGCTCCCAAAGATTTATCAGCCGCACCAGCCACATATGGGTTGCTTTCTACCCCGAAAGGCGGTAATAGTACTGCTGTTGAGACGCCGGAAAGGCTTGAAAAAACTGGCGTTTCAAGGAAGCAGCCCGCTTTCAAGGTCAAGCTGGAGTTCGCGGACGCGGACGATGCATCCGCCGTCCCGGACGTCCTGCGAATGCTGATGAAAGGGAGATGGTGAAATGAAGCGGGTCATTTGCCTCTACCGCGTTTCCACGGTCGGCCAGGTGGATCACGACGACATCCCGATGCAGAGAATCGCCTGTCGGGAATACGCCGCCACCCACCAGGACTGGGAGATCATTGACGAGATTTCGGAAAAAGGCGTTTCCGGCTATAAGGTCAGCACGAACGCCCGCGACGCGATCATAGAGATCAAGAAACGCGCCATGGCCAAGGAGTTCGACGTCCTACTGGTTTTCATGTTCGACCGCCTGGGCCGCCGGGAAGACGAGACGCCGTTCGTTGTACAGTGGTTCGTTCAGCAAGGCATCGAAGTCTGGAGCACCCGCGAGGGTGAGCAGCGGTTCGATACCCACGTGGACAAACTGCTGAACTACATCCGATTCTGGCAGGCGTCTGGCGAAAGCGAAAAGACGTCCATCCGCGTCAAAACGAAGCACCGGCAGATGATCGAGGACGGACAGTACCGGGGCGGACTTGTTCCTTACGGCTACAGGCTAGAGCAACTCGGGCGCATGAACAAGAAGAACAAGCCGGTTCCGGATCTGGTCATCGACCAGGACGAGGCCGCCATCGTGAGGGAGATTTTTCATCTCCTGGTGAATAAGGGCTACGGCACGGTCAGGGTGGCCAAGTACCTTAATGATAAGGGGATCAAGACCAAGCGGAACAAGGGTCCCTGGCGTGGAACAGCCATCCGGGCGTTGATCGACAACCCGATCTACATCGGCCATATGCACATGGGCGAAACGCTCTCCCCGAAGTTTGAAAACCTCCAGATCATTGACGATGACCTGTTTGCCCGGTGCCAGGAGGTCGTTAAAGGACGAGCCACTTTTTTGAAGAAAGACATGACAGTGCCGGAAAGGACGGACACGGGCAGCCTGCTTTCCGGCCTCCTTTACTGCAAGGAATGCGGGGCCAAGCTCTACTACAGTCACGGGACGTCCAAGCGGAAGATGGCGGACGGCACGATTCGCGTTTACGGGCGTGAGTCATACCGCTGCTACACAAAGCTGAACCATCCGAACGGATGCGCCGGCCCCAGTTCATACAGCGCGGAGCTGATCAACGACGCGGTGCTCAAAGAGATCCGGAGGTTCCTGACGGTAATCAGGGACATTCCGCAGGAAGATCTGCTGGAAAAAGCCAGGGAGAAGCATGACGGCGTCAACGAGGTGGCTTACCGGCAGGCTGAGCAAGATTACTTTGAGGCCCACAAGCAGATCACCGCTCTGGAGGAACAGGCTATCAAAGCCCTGACCGGGGAGAACAGTCTGGACATTTCCATCGTAAACTCCATGATGCCGAAGTACAAAGAAAAGATGGAACAGGCCCAGCGGCGCATGGAAGACGCCAAAGCCAAGATGGATCAGGAAAAAGAACAAAGCAAAGAAGCACACCGCGAGATCGGAGAACTGGTTTCCTGGGCGGAAGCCTTCGATGACGCGGAGCCGGAGACCAGAAGGATGATCATCGCGCGCCTGGTGGAGCGGATCGACATTGGCGCTGACTACTCGATCAGCATCCGGTTCCGGATCAGCATGAAGCAGTACACCGGCGACGTCGCATGAAGCAGAAATAAAAAAAACCGCGGGGAGCAACGAAACTCCTCGCGGGATTTTTTGTCGGTGTCCGTCATTCCGTTTACATCTACGAAAACCGAAAATGACGGTATGACTGCCAATAGAGCCACGCGAAAATCGCGTAGCCATGTTGATGGAGCAAACCGTTTACATCACGAAAAATTATTCTCCAGAGGCCGTTTTGAACACCCTAGGGGAGAAGGTAAAAAAAAAGGAAGCCCTTGATTTACAAAGGCTTCCGGGTGGTGGTCTGTACTGGACTCGAACCAGTGACCCCATCGATGTGAACGATGTGCTCTGCACCCCGGGTAAGATTTACGAGATGGGTTCAGATAATCGTAATGTAAAAACCCTTTATTATTCTGGCTATATCGGTTTGCTGCTTCATAAAGAACATCCGGCAAGACACCAAGAAGAGGGTTCAAAATCTCTGTAAACCCACTTTGAACCCAGGGTTCAAGGTGGGTTCAAGCATTAAGTGGGTTCAACATGTAGGGTCTGTTGCCGTGTCTAATTTGATACAACATAACGGCAGCCTTTTTCTACCCCTTAACGATAAACCCCCACGTGTGCATTTTGCACACCCCTCATAACGAATGCCGTGTGCACCGTTACGGAGTAAAGGATTCGGTTATATCGCCGTCTGTGCGTACGTTGCGTTCTCCTCGTGGAACTGACAATTTGTCTACATCTTTTATATAGAAATCAGTTCGACAAATCTCGATTTAGTTACATCACATATTCATCTACACTGATTTCTTCAATTCCTGGTTTTGAGAACATCCAAGTTATGTGGCCGCCCATATCCTTAAAGAAGACCATATGCCAATGAGTAACATTGCTGTCTTCATCAACCGATATATTGAGCCTGTCCAAGTTCGCCTCGATAATAGAAATCGGCAGTTTTATCATTGTTGATTCATCCTTGCATCCGAAAACATAATACTGTTCTTTACAGTTGGCTATAGACTCGGTGCGGCGATACGCAAACCAGAACTTCTCACGCTTACCTTGCTTATACGCTTTTGAAGTGGTCAGCGCAAAACCATGCTCGTTATCCATCGTCTTAAAGCTGCCGCGACTGAGCTTTATCAAGTCCTCGTCGATACTGTCTACTAATCTCTGAACACATTTATCAGCAAATTTGACGGGCGTGAATTTCTTTTCTGTTTTTGCTGGGATGATAAGCTGTGCAGGTGTTTCGCCCTCAATTTCCTCAGAAGATACATACGGAATACCCAGAGAATCGCAGAACAGCCGCTTTAGCTTTTCAAACCGTTTTGTGCAGTAATCCGTGTAATAGTCCCGAAGAACGGCAAAATCCTCTGGCTTTTCATAGGGCATATCCATCCATTCCAGATCTTCCTTTTCTGTAAAGCTGTATTTGCCCTCTACTTCAGCCAGGTCAACGAATGAGCGGTATTTCTTATCCTGATAGAAGTTCTTTGCACCTTTGCTTCTGTTTGCTGATTCCGGTAGATAACAGAGATTTGCAATACAGCTGATGGGAAGACCATCACCATTACAGGAATCTATCAGTTTCCGCATCTGCTCCTTTGGCGCAATATGCTCGACATCGAACTTATCAACCGACAGCTGATCCATGGCCGTGAATGTCTTGACATAAATGCAGTTCAGGAGAACATATTCTTCGCTCTTTGAATTCGCAATGTTCTTCTTTTCGGAACGGAGCATAGACCTTTCAAAGAAGCCATCAAGAGCCACAGCCCAAGAGCGACCCGAAAGTTCGGTCATATATCTGTTGGGTTTTGCCGCTGCGTGGATTTTGCCCGTGCCACCCTCGCTCCAGTAATTTGTGATTATGTCATAAACATAGTACTGAACAAGATTTCTTGCTATAGCCTGCTTTTTCTCCTCCCAGGAAGAAGCTACCTTGTTGAAATCTCCGGATGGATACATCTCCTTAAAGGAAGTTGAAATCATGGACATGATTTGATATTTCGAGTGAAATATCTTATTTGCGTTATGTGCATTACCTTTAAACCTCGTCACGATTGAAATGGACTCTGCTACGAATTTTATTACATTAATGAGCGCGACTTCCAGGTTGTTAACATCGAGACCCTTCAGATTTTTATAAAGCACACGGATACGATCTGTATCATTTAAGCAGGCGTTAACCAGTTCGAACGCAAGTGGATTGACCGCATCATTGCTGATATTTGTACCAAACGAGAGAATTTCAAATTCGTTTGCAAGGTAGCGACTGAGTCCGAAAAGATACTCAAATGCGTTTACCTTTTTCTTCTGACGCAGATCTTCTCGGTTATAACCGTGAATCGTATATCCGGCGTTGACCAGAGTATCGTACTTCTTCACTACATAGTCAACCACCTTAGCGTTGTGGATATCAAACTTGTTATTCACAGGCCATGCAGCGGCGTAGATTTCATATTGGTCAAGCGGCGTGCCTCTAGAGTTGATACGCTCGAATATTTCCGGCAAAGTCTCTTCGGGACCATTGTAAACATTGACCGGAATGGCCGTGGCGGCTATGGATTCATAAAGGTCCTGCTTGTCTTGGAAGAACTGAGAGATTATATCTGTGACTTTCCCGACAGCAGCATAATCAACAGCCTTATCAAATTTTTGGCATATCTGCCCCGCAACGCCGAAAAACTGAATGTTCTTGAATGATCTCTGCTCCTTGATAAAGTCCGTCAACACATTTCGTACAACGGCATAGTTAGCCGGATCGTCCGCATCAATAACGGTCAGGATTGAAGAACACACCTCATCCGAGATGTTATCGTTGTAAAAAAATTCTGTGGGATTGGTCATGTAATTTTGGATACAACTGCCGCGCTGTAGCCCGTCAACCAGGATATAATTCCACTGTTCATTTTCGTATTTCTCATAGAAAAGAAGCGTTCCAACAGGATATCCTTTTATCAATGAATCAATAAAGGTTTGCTGTTGTTTCTTACTCCAACGCTGACCACGCTGAAACATAGGCACAACAATCCGCTTGTTATCCCTGTGATTATTCTGAAGAGCATCAGAGACCTCTTTCACCGTCCAGTTCTCAGTTTTGCATCCAGCCATTGCCTTGCATCCTCTCTTTATACTTCTCTTTTTACATAGGTCAACTCAACATCGTATCCTAGCTTTTCCATCAGCTGGAGAAAAGTCCTATTGACAATTTTTTCATTATTCCTTATGAGCCGACTGACATATGGTGCTGAAGTTCCAATGTCCTCTGCCAGTTTAGCCTGGGTAACATCGCCCTCTATACATTTAACCTTTACATCGACTTCCACGTTATTCCTCAGCATTCCGACTCTCCTTTGCTACAGTAACATATATTGCACTTTCTTTACAATTTATTGTATCACAGATTCATGAACTTTTCTACTCCTCAACGAAAAAGGTCACCCGACCGCAGCCGAGTGCCTTAAGTGTCCGGTACGAGTAAATCCCATAAAAATTAAGGTTCGAGATCATCAACAACTTTTGAAGCCCTTGCTCTTTATGTAGATTCCGCCGCGCGAGCACCATGTGCACGGCGTTTTAGCACCACCGTCACGGACAGCAGCACCACCGCGGTGCTGAAACGCCGTGAATGCGGTGCTCAGATGGCGAAATTTACAATATTGATCCAATCGCTCCTGTAAATCAGGAATTTGATCCGCCAATCCGTCGATCAAACGCTTTGCGATCTCGCGAAGAAAAACACCAGACTTTGTGGCTGGATCTATCATCGTTGCGTCTTTGATACAATGGGTTATGGGTAACGGGATGGAAAAAGCCCACAAAACAAGGGCTTCTGAGGTCATTTACGACTTCGGAAACCCTTGGTTTTGTGTATTCAGTTCATCGGTTCTTGGTGGGGCTCATCGAGGATGTATCCCAAGACACAGTGAAAATCGAAAGGTGCAGAAAAATCAAATGGTGGTAGGGATTATCAAATGGTGTTTTAGTTCTGTTTACGTCTGTTTTACTTCGCCATCTTATGATGTAATTATGAAACACATCACGCGCCTTCACATCATTCTTTAAATGGCAGAAGTGCTAAAGAAGTAATAAAAGCTTGAATTCAAGCTTTTATTATGCTACAATCATAGTCACGAAAGGGGGTAGAGTAATGAATATCTTAATAACGAAAAGCGCACGGCAATTTGGGTACATATTATGGTCGGGTAGGTCTGAGCAAGATATACGGAATTTACTTGGCAATCGAGCCGAAGTAAATATTGTATTTAATGGATTGTCACTAGGTGTAAAGACAATTGATTGGAAGTACCATCGTATATCAATTGGGTATAAGTTTACAAGAGCATTACCTCTCACTGCCACCGAATACTGTATTGCTCTTCATAAAGATATTTTGGAGGTAAGTACCTGTAATGCTCGTTGAAAAAATTGAAAAGACATATGTCAGCCCTGACATTTCTGATGTACCAAAGGGATGCGAAATTCGTTTGGTAGATTCCGGCATGCTGCATTATGAAGCATCTGTTGCTGGGTATAATGAGCGCTATCTTAGAGGAGAAACTTCGCACACGATTCATGTGTGGTGGGCTCGTCGTCCTCACAGCGCAATGCGTGCGCTTGTTTTTGCTTCTTTGGCTAAAGATACATCAAATAACGCTGCGGCTATCATGGCAGAGCTAGCTATGGGAAATAATGATGAGGTCGAAAGTGCAGCACGAAAAATCATCAGCAGCGGTTATGAGTCAACACCAAAGGTTCTGGATATGTTTGGCGGCGGGGGAACTATCCCTTTCGAATCGAAAAACTTAGGGGCCGATACATATTCTATTGATGCCAACCAATTGTCTGTATTTATACAAAAATGTAATATGATTTATGCCAATCAAGTTGACCTTACTGTTGCGAGAGAAACTGTCGAAAAATCTGGAAATGCCATACTCTCAAGACTTGAGGTAGATACCGACTGGTTGTATCCTTTGCGTAAAAAGAATGCTGGAAAAACGTTTGGCTATATGTGGTCATATAAAACAGTTTGTACTAATTGCGGAAGAAGTTTTCACCTCATAAAGCGCCCGTGGTTATCCACGAAGAAGGGAAAGCATCTTTCATTTATTTGGGCGGACTCGGCTGGCATGGAAACCATCGAAATATGTCAGGTTCCAGAAGACTATTCCTTTTCACCTGCGTGGGAAAAAGGAACAGGCCGGTGCTTTTGTCCCTACTGTCATACACTTCAAGAGAAAATCGACATAGCTAAATGCGAAGATACACTCCTTGCAGTAATAGACAGCGAAAAAAGTGGAAAAACTTTTCATCTTGCTCCGAATGACGCAGTACCTTCTTTGTCAGATATTGATGAAGAAGAAAGGCGTGTTTTAAGAGTGCTTAATACTATTCTCCCCCAAAGTGAGCTTCCAGTTTGGTCGGGGATTGTTAACCCAGCTCTATATGGAGTTAAGACGCACGCAGATTTCCTTAATCGTAGGCAAAGACTCCTGTTGTTATATCTAATCAAAGAGTTGCTTGCTGAATTTGAAACGCTTAAGTTTGGAGACGCAATATTAGCCAAGTTCACTATCGGCGTCCTTTCGAGTTTGATTGATCAAATAGTAGATTGGAACTGTAGGATGTCAATGTGGATACCCGGTAACGAACAAGTTGGACGCGCATTCTGCGGACCCGGGGTTGCTATGCTGTGGGATTATACTGAGACTGATATGCTGTTACATGGTCCCGCCAACATATGGGATAAATTGAACCGTATTGTTAAGGGCGTTTCGTCATTTGAACACACCGAAGGCACAATAACAATCGAGCACGCACACGCTCAGGAACTGCCCTTTGCCAACGATATGTTCGATGCAATTGTGACTGATCCACCATACTATGATAATATCTACTATTCGATTTTAGCAGACTTCTTTTACGCTTGGAAGAGAATACTTCTGCAAAAAATAGAACCGGATCTCTTTTCTAATGTACACACAGATATAGAATTTGAGTTAGTCGCATCCTCACGTCGTCAGGGGAAAGGTAAGGACGCTCATGAATCATACTGCATTGAACTTAAACAAGCATTTAGTGAAGCTGCACGCGTTATCAAGCCAGATGGCGTATTTTCATTTATTTATTCGCACAGTTCGGTAAATGGGTGGGATTCGATTATTCAATCATATCGTTCTTCGCCTTTCTGGATTACTAGTGTCCAACCACTAAGTATTGAGCGAAAAGGAAGACCTAGGTCTGTTATGTCAGAAGCAGTAAATACTTGCATGACGTTTATCGCAAGAAAGAATACATCTGAGCGGATGCCGATAAGCATGAATGAACTACAATCTAGAATTAGTATCATCACAGATTCATTTGGTAAGCAATTAACAGAACAGTCTGGGTGGAATGGGGCTGATGCGGGGCTTGCTGTCTTGGCTTATGCAGTTGGGTTGATAGCGAATGCAAAATATGTTACAGACGCATCTTCAGACGCGGACGCCTTAATAATCATTAGTAAGCAGATCAAAAAGTCTTTTCCTGAGTTCACCCTTAAAATTCGTAGTTCATTATAACAAAAGTGAAGAGGGATAGCACCAATCTGGGCGCTACCCCTCTTAATTTTTAGTCCTGATCTCTATAGTATCGGAAGTCATCAATATGTTTCAAGTAGTCTAAGGCAGTGGCATTATCCCGGCGCACGATTTCAGAAGCAACATACGCTTTCATCTCTTCGATGTTATCAAATCTGTCCAAGTTTTCCCGTACGGACTGCTTGACTGCATCGATTGTGTCTTGAACAACACGCCGATACTCAGATGCAGTAAGCAGTATGGCACGGTGATATTGTTTCATTTCGTTTTTATACTCATCTTCAGAGATCGAAATCATCTCACAGATATATTTCGTGATATAGTCCCAGTAGTTTTTCTTGCTACGATATGTCCGGACGTGATTCCCTGCGTAATCCCACATTTTTAGAAAAACTGGTATCGACACTCTTTCCTTATATTTTAGTAATAGTGCCAGTACCTCATATGGTAGCATAACAACCGGCGTTGTATGATTAGTGCATTCCTCATATACTTCGCTGTCGCTTTCCCATTCGTGCAATGATGAATATGCCACTAATCCGCCAATGACATCGTTATTTCCGCTCTCCTTGAGACTAGCTATCCATAGAGCAACACTTGCTAGTTTAAGAAAATCTTTGACATTTGGCGCCTTCTGACTTCTTCCAAGTCGAAAAACTTTCGCATCGCAAACAATGGAATAATTACCATACTTAAGCTCTACGTCTTCTGTGCCAGATTTCTTTGTAGGTAGTCTATAATCACCCCCCATTCTACGCCACCACTCGCCGACCATCAGCTCAGTCAACTTTGTGAACAATTTCTCGCATTTACCCATTCCAGAGTACAAGTCCGGAATGAAGCAACTTATGATGACCTCGATAAAGTCTGGGTCGCTCAAAGACTTGATCTTGTCTTTCACTTCGTCGACAACTGATTGAATATCAACGGCTGGTCTATCCTCGTCAGGATACTTCTCATCTACAATTTTCTTGAAGTAGAACACATTATCGAGATTCATTTCCATTCCTCCATTGTTTTGATTTTTAGTGATATCTTTTAAGGCGGTAGACATCGATGCTGCCTTTTCAGAGATTATCCAGTTAATCTCACTATTGCCAAAATTGATGAAATAATTGTTTTCACAGAATATGCAATCCAAATATGCTGTTCCGTCTCGGTGCCCTTCGCTGTAATCCTGTTCTTCTTCAATAGTACCGCGTCCGCAAGGACAAGCATATGTGCGGAGTACTATGTCGCCAGTTCTTCGTCGGTCGATTTTTTCAGAAAGCCTAACCAGTTTGATTTCGTTGTTTGAACCCATTACATCACCCTCATATATTTTGCTTATAAGAGGGATACAATCTGCCAATATGTATTTGGCAGATTTATCCTTGTTAAGAGTCCTATTCTATCATTGTACCTTTTTTTATATGGCACGTAATGCCGTGTTCGTCGCAAAACGTTATGACCGTCCGAGCCTGTTCAATATAAAACGCTTTGTGCTCTGGGTAAGCGGTTACTTGCTTACTGTAGTTAGTTCGACCGAAGATAATTTTATCGACAAATGATACAGCCTCAAGCAATGAGTTAATATTTTGTTTTACAAGATTCGGCGTCGGGTAGGGTTCAATACTAATCCATGTATGGCAACCAGCTTCGTGTAGTGCTCGCAACCCAGCAAGACGATCTATGTATGAAGCAGCTCCAGGTTCCATTCTGGCGCGAAAACCTTCATCAAGCGACACAAGAGTAATACCATATTCGTTCTCTTGCGAAAGCTGTGCCAAATCAATTGGAAGAATGCCTTTTGTAAGAATACTACACTTTATTCCAGCCATGTTGAGCTTTTGTATTGCAGCAATGCTCATGTCGGCAATTTCTGGATATCCATACATAAATGGATCTGTAGTAAAACAAAGCTCAACGGAGTGTATTTTGTCTTTTAAGCGTGGAATCTCATTGTCTAATAATTCGAGTGTATTTGAAACCAAGTATGGTTCTATCCATTCATCGTATGTTTTTACCTGACCGAAACGCTTCTTCATGGTGAAAGCATAACAAGGATAATTGCAACCGTGTGAACAACCTTGAACATGGTTCATAGTGTAATCACCGTATTCGACACCAGTTTTATAGAGCATCGATTTTCTCTTTATATACCCTTTAACTTTGTTCATATCCATTATCCCCTTGTTGAAAAACTGATGTGATCACGCGAAATGACTGCACCAAAGTTTTGTTTCAGTTCACTTTTAATTGCTGGTTTAAACCCATCTGACGGGAAAATGGGATGTTCATCAAGAACAGCCCAGACCTCGTTCAACTCAACATTCTGTTGCCCGTTAAAGATCTTCTGCAAGTACTGCGCAATATCTTTAATATAGTAACAGTCGGCATCTGTAATTGTCGTGGTAAAACCGGTTCCATCTAAATCAAGCATAAGTTGATTTTCACTACCGTGAGTGTTTTTAGTAGACGACTTTCCATCGAATGTTTTCCATGCTGACTGTTTAAACAGTTTAAAACCAGCAATGTTACCGGTGCAATGAATCAAGTTATATACTATTGAGTTCCTACAATTAAAAAACGGAAACGCAGCAATATAGTATTTCCTTGTTTTGTTTAGTCGAAGAGTTACGATGATTTCTTCAATACGTTTCTCATATGCTGTCCTATTACTACCGAAAGGTAATAATCTTTCGATATCTGTCAGGTATGTCTGTTCGTATTTATCTACGGCCGTTTTTGACTTTGCTACCTTCACAGCTCGTGTTGAGTCCATAGTCATATGATTGATGATTACTTCTCCCCAATTATTGAGGAATGGGAAGATAGCATTCCAGTCGATAGTTGCCTGGTATGGGTCGTACATAAGTAAATAGTGCACACCATAATTTCCATGTAAGGCTGGCCCCATCTTCTTCAAAAGAGCATTCCCATCACCTATACTACAGAGCACATGGAAATTACTCTTGTCGCTTGGCACAAGTTTTTTAAGATGATCGACTTTCTCATTTGATATGTCATTGAAATATAGATATATTTGCTTGTTTGGATACTGACCCGCAGCCTCGCGAAGTATCTTTGAAACTCGAACTGGCGTACCAAATACCTGCTGCCCGTGTTCATCGGTATATTCTCCGCTACAGCACATACAGTCAATAAATACAAGACCTTCACAATGCTGGTTATTAAGGAGTTTCTGCGCCCAAGATTCAACATACTTCTCGATGAGCTCAAACTTTTTTATGGTATGCTGGCTGGCTTTGCTGATAATTTCTTCATTACCCGCCTTTATCATAAAGTACCTCCTTACTTATACTGGCATGAGTTCAACAACTGCGGTTATCGTACAGTCTAGCACGGTACCGGTTGTTCGAAGGACATCGGCACTGACGTCTTAATTCTTCTTCAGCCACGCCAGCTGGCGTGTACCAATTCCTGATGCAAGACGTAATTGCGTATTGCTCATATCATGATCCGGTAGCAGATGCCAGAGGGGTTTGTAGTCTATGACTGTGCATATCATCCTCCAGCGATATTACATGCATTATATCACAGAAATTAGAAAATTTCACAATGTACGATGGCGAAGCGAAACATAGACTAAATTTTGACACTTTTCGATTTTTCCTCTTGACGGATGTACATAGCCCGTGATAACATGTGTAAGCATACGTGCTTACACGCGCGCAGTTAAAGGAGGTGGCCCCCAATGCACATGTTGCATAGCGATTGGTTAAGGCTGGTGTTGCATTTCTGAGAAACGGACAATCATTAAGAAAGAGGCAGAAGAATGAATGAAAATGGAGGCACTTTCGCGCAGTACATCACGGAGATACGCGAGAGAGAAAAAATTACACTACGGCAAATGGCCGAGAAGCTGGGGGTTTCCGCCGCCTACTATAGCGATGTAGAGAAAGGCAGAAGGAATCCTCTCAGTCTTGAGAAGATTGAGCTCTTTGCATCTGTCACCGGCATGACGGATGAAGAGAAAACAAGGATGTTCGATCTGGCTGGCAAAGGCCGGAGCGAAGTTGCACCTGATTTACCAGACTACATTATGAGCAGAGACTACGTCAGCGCTGCGCTTCGAACTGCACGCGAACTGGGAGCAGATCAAAGCGATTGGGAAGAGATGGTTGCAGCACTGAAGAAACGAAAGGGGTAACGTAGCGGATGATAAAAGCCAGATTCCGAATGGATAAAGACCGTGTGCCGATCTTGCGAAAAAGCGAGATAGATGAATGGGGTGAAGCGTTTGTCCATGACTATTGCCCCGTAGCCTTACATGAACCGACACCACTCGATGTTGATCGGTTTGCCTGTGGCTATCTTGGCTTGATCCAGGATTTTGCATGGCTATCCAACGACGGGCGGTATCTTGGGATGACTGTATTCAACGATACCGGGCGAGTCATCATCTATGACCCCGAAAGTGATGCAGCTGATTATATGAAAGCCAAAGCCGGCACGGTAATCATCGACAATGGTCTGCTCGATGGGAACAAGGAGCATCGGTATCGATTCACTATGGGACACGAGTGTGCTCATGCGATCTTCCACAAAGAACATTTCGCTTACGACCCAGATCAAACCAGCTTTTTGTACGAGGCTCCTGAGCCGATGATTCAATGTCGCGAGGATGGCACAACAAATCTCTCGAAAATAAGCCCTACTTTATGGACGCCCACGGAGCGTATGGAGTGGCAAGCAAATCGATTGGCATCCGCGATACTAATGCCGAGGTCAACAGTATTCAAACTCATTCGCTCTCTGCCCAAAGGCCACGGCCCAGATTTCGATGCTATGGCCATCTTTGCGGTATCGGAGAGCTTCGATGTGTCGCTTGAAGCAGCACAATACAGACTGCTGGATTTCGATTTAATCCAGTCGCGGGTAAATCCGCAAGTCCTTCTCGACTTTGCCGATTCATCCATCTGACCCTCGTGTGCGGGGATTTCCCCGCTTTTTATTTCCCCATAGTGTAAGCCAATACGCGTACACGCTTACTGTTATTGAAGGGAGGTGATGAGCTTGATTACTTACAAACAGGAGGTAGCGGATGGAGCAAATCCGGGACTGTGCCGGACGATTGACCTTTGTTCTTGATCCAGAGACATGGATGGTTGAGCATCTCTACAAAGGATGCAAAACCAGGGCCAACTTGGAACCGGGAGGCTCGTTCACAGTAGAACGTGAGGGTGCAGTTACGACAATAACGAGAACAAGCCACTCAGAGTACAGGGTGACCCAAGGAAAAATAACAGCCTAATAACGTAACAACCATAATCCGCAGAGCTGCTTGACGGCCTGGATTGTTCTCACCGAGGGTGAGGACTTTCCAAGCCGTCTTTCTGTTTCAACGGATTGATCGGCTCCTGCGGATTCACCGCGAATTCGAAAGGAGCCGATTTTCATGGCAGACAAGAAGCAACGTTACATTCCCGTCGGCAAGAAACTGATCCCTGTATCTGAAGAAACCTACCTGCACCACACCCGCTGGGTGGCGAACGAACGCTATCGTGCCCGGCGAGATCACCGCTGCGGCAACAACAACTTCTCCAAGTGCAACGGCGACTGCGGCTACTGCATCTACCAGATTCCAGGCGATGTTCTTTATATGGACAGCGTCATCAACACGAACTGCGACCATGCCGAGGATGGCAACTTTGGGTTTGACATCCCGGATGAGAGCGTTTCAGTCGAAGATCTCGTCGTGAACGAGATCATGCTGGCCAGTCTACTGAAGGACCTGGACAGCATCATGCCTGACGGTGGTCAGATCTTCAGTCTGATCGCACACGGCTTCACTGAGCGCCAGGTCGCTGCCAAACTGGGAATTAGTCAATCGACACTAAGTTACAGAAAGAACAAGCTGTTCGACTTTATTCGACAGCATTGGGTTGATTTTCTACGCTGATCTCCTGCTGCCGCCTCAGTCTTGGAGCGGCAGCACAAAATCTTCTCGCGGTTTCGTTCAGGAAGCCCCTCATCTTTCCAGACAAGGTGAGGGGCGAACGAAACTCCCTCGGTCAGGAGGTTGAAGGTATGCAAACCACAAGGTGTATGAAGTGCCACCGGAACGACGAGATGATCGACATACTAATCGCTATCTCGGTGGTGTCAAAACGGCTGGCAAGAAAACTGGCGCTGCTCGGTGACCCGAGCCTGCGGGATGAAATGATGAAAGGAGAAAGCCACGATGACCAAGATGAGCGAACTGGACACGGCCATTACCGAGTTGCGCAGGTGCGGTGAAGCATTGATCGATGTCGCTGATACACTGCGCGGGCTGTTCAGCGGTGAAGCAGATGAGATGGCAACGGATGTGCCACCTGACGCTCATGTGTACACGCTGGAAGAAGTCCGAGCGATCCTCATGGCCAAGAACCGTGCCGGGTTCAAGGACGAAGTGAAGGCGCTTCTCCACAGTCACGGCGCAGACCGCCTGCCGGATATTGATCCGTCTGAGTACGCGGCGCTCGTGGCCGAAGCGGAGGAGCTTGGAAATGGCTAAGCATGCGCTGCTCAGCGCTTCCTCCGCCCACCGATGGCTTAATTGTCCGCCCTCGGCCCGGCTCACGGAGAGCTACGAGGATAAGGGCAGTGATTACGCCGCGCAGGGCACTGACGCACACGCGCTGTGCGAGTACCGCCTGAAGCAGCTACTGGGGATAGCGGCGCAAGACCCAAGGGAGAACATGACGTGGTACGACGAGGAAATGGAAGGTTGTGCCGCTGACTACACTTCTTATATTGCCGACCTGATTACCGAGACCAAGACCCATTGCAAAGACCCGGTCGTCCTCATCGAACAGCGGCTCGACTACTCTCGCTACGTAGAAAATGGCTACGGCACAGGTGATTGCCTTGTTATCGCAGATGGCACGTTCAACGTCATTGACCTGAAGTACGGGAAGGGCGTTGAGGTGGAGGCTGAACAGAATCCGCAGATGATGCTGTATGCCCTGGGCGCGCTGGAACTCTTCGACGATTTGTATGACATCAACGCGGTAACCATGACGATTTTCCAGCCCAGGCGTGCGAACGTCAGCATATGGACGATTTCAAAAAGCGACCTGTGCCAGTGGGCAGAAAACACGCTCCGTCCGGCTGCAGAGCTTGCTTTCAAGGGTGAAGGCCTATACCACAGCGGCGACTGGTGCCAATTCTGCAAGGCGAAACAAGGATGCCGCGCTCGTGCGGATGAACAGATGGCGCTCATGCGCTATGACTTCCAGATGCCGCCTCTCCTGACCGATGAGGATGTCGAGGATATTCTGGGCCGCGTTGATCAGCTGGTGTCTTGGGCGGAGGACGTGAAGGAGTACGCGCTTCAGTCGGCGCTCAGCGGCAAACAGTGGCCGGGTTGGAAACTGGTCGAAGGTAGATCCAACCGACGCTACGTGGACGAAACCGCCGTTGCTGACGCGGTAGCCGCCGCCGGGCTTGACCCCTTCGAACACAAGCTGCGCGGCATAACATCCATGACCAGCCTGCTGGGCAGAAAACGGTTTGACGAGATGCTCGGCAGCTTAATCGAGAAACCACAAGGCAAACCAACACTGGCACCGGAGAGCGACAAGCGCCCGGTAATGAACACAAACGATTTTAGAGATGAAGGAGAATACCACAATGCCTAATCAGACGAACGCTTCCACCAAGGTTATCACTGGCAAACAGACCCGTATTTCTTATGCGAACCTCTTTGAGCCCAAGGGCTTTGACGGCAGCAAGCCCGTTTATTCCGCAAGCCTCATCATCCCCAAGGATGACAAACGTACCCTCGCGCAGATTCAGAGCGCAATCGAAGCGGCCTACCAGAACGGCCTGTACAAGCTGCGCGGCACCAGCAAGGTGCTTCCCGCACTGGCCGATATCAACACCCCGCTCAATGATGGCGACAAGAAGCGTCCCAACGACCCCGCCTATGCGAACGCCTACTACATCAACGCCAAGAACGCCGATCAGCCCAAGCTGTTCGACGCGGATTGCAACCCGATCATCGACCGTTCCGAGATCTACTCCGGCATCTTCGGGCGCGCGTCCATCACGTTCTATGCCTACAATCGCAACGGCAACCGTGGCATTGCCTGCTCTCTGCTGGGCATCCAGAAGGTAGCCGATGGCAAGCCGCTCGGCGGCAGCGTCTGCACGGCGGATGACTTCACCATGGATGAAGAGGACGACGGCGAGGATTTTCTGTCCTGACCTGAGTCAACTTCAGGTGACCAGAGGGCGGTGGAGCAATCCGCCGCCCTTTTCATGAGGGAAGGACGTGGAAATTGATGAAAAACCTCTCCATCGATATAGAGACCTTCAGCAGCGCTGATCTGAACAAGACAGGCGTGTATCGCTATGTTGAAGCACCGGACTTCGAGATCTTGCTGTTTGGATACTCGGCGGATAACGGTCCGGTTCATGTGATAGACCTCGCGCGGGGTGAGACGCTGCCACCCGATGTCCTTAACGCGCTTTCAGATGAAACGGTAACCAAGTGGGCATTCAACGCAAACTTTGAACGCGTGTGCTTGTCCCGGTACCTTGGCCTGCCAACCGGAAATTATCTGCATCCCGCATCCTGGCGCTGCACGATGATTTGGTCAGCGTATCTGGGTCTTCCGCTCTCATTGGTAGGCGCAGGCGCTGTCTTAGGGCTCGAAAAGCAGAAACTCACCGAGGGGCGTGACCTGATCAAGTATTTCTGTACGCCCTGCACATCGACGAAAACCAACGGCCAGCGGACCCGCAATCTCCCCATACACGCACCGGACAGGTGGGCGGCCTTCAAAGCCTATAACCAACGTGACGTTGAAACAAAGATGGCGATTCAGGAACGTCTGGCACACTATCCCGTTCCTCCAATGGTCTGGGATGAATATCACCTCGATCAGGAGATCAACGATCGTGGCATTGCACTCGATATGCCGCTGGTCGAGAGTGCAATCCGTATGGATGAACGATCACGCGAAGAATTGACAGGCCTGATGCAGGAGCTTACAGCCCTGGATAACCCGAACTCCGTCCAGCAGATGAAGCGTTGGCTATCCGATAATGGCATGGAAACGGAAACGCTTGGCAAAAAGACCGTAGCCGCCCTGCTGAAGGACGCACCGCGGCCATTAGGCGACGTGCTTCTTCTGCGGCAGCAGCTGGCGAAATCCTCCGTTAAAAAGTATCAGGCCATGGAGGCCGCCGTATGTGCGGATGGGCGCGCGCGCGGCATGTTCCAGTTCTATGGCGCGAATCGAACCGGCAGGTTCTGCCTAACCGGTGATCACGAGATTCTCACGCAGAATGGCTGGCTGCGCTTGGATGAGTGGAATAGTGGCGCGATTGCCTGCTGGAATCCCGACTCTGATGCTGTTTCATTCCAAGTTGCGCAAAAAGTGTGCTTTGACTATCAGGGCGAGATGTATACATATCGTGATACACGAATCGATCAGTGTAGCACGCCTGACCACAAGATGCGAGCAAAACGGCGATATGACGCGAATTGGGAAACAATGACCGTAGAAGAAATGGCAGGCTGTAGACCTTCAATCCCCATCACTGGTTATAAACAATTCCGGGGTTGTGCAAATGCCATATGGCTTAGAGTACTCATTATGACACAGGCCGACGGCTACTATAAACCAGACGGTGGTGTGGCATTTAACTTCAAAAAAGAACGAAAAGTTGAACGATGCAAACACTTGCTGCGGCAAGCACAGATTGCATTTGTCACCCGCGTCTATGAACGTTCCGGTGTGGTTTGCATCACTATCCCCGCGCGAGCTGTTCCGTTGTGGTTGCGACAATTTAGGACAAAGGATTTTGGTTTTTGGCTGTTGGACGAAAACCCTGATGTATTCTTCGATGAACTTCCCAATTGGGATGGTTACCGACCTGCACCAAACAGCATCCAGTATTCAACATCGAATCGCAGAAATGCAGACATTGTCCAGGCATTAGCGCATATGAGTGGACGAACGGCAATCGTCCACATGAAGAAAACCTCAGAAAGGAATCCCAATTGGAAAGATGCCTTCGTTGTGGACATCTGGCTGACCCCGTCAAACAGCCATGAAATCCGTGTCAAGCCAACGATCTCTTCATTCAATGGGGAAGTATACTGCGCGGTCACACAAACAGGTTTCTTCCTTGTCAGGCGTTCGGGAAAGGTATGGGTAACAGGTAACTCTGGCAGGCTCATCCAGTTGCAAAACCTGCCTCAGAACCATCTCCCAGACTTGGATGACGCGCGTGAGCTTGTTCGCTCCGGATCATACGAGGATGTACGGCAGGTTTATCCGTCTGTGCCGGAGGTGCTGTCCGAACTGATCCGGACAGCGTTTATCCCGCGCGACAGCTGTACATTCATCGTATCGGACTTCAGCGCCATCGAAGCCCGCGTTATTGCCTGGCTGGCCGGTGAGCAATGGCGCATGGAAGTATTCAAGAACGGCGGCGATATCTATTGCGCCTCAGCCAGTCAGATGTTCCATGTGCCGGTGGTCAAGCACGGCCAGAATGGGCATCTGCGTCAAAAAGGTAAGATTGCGGAATTGGCGCTCGGCTACGGCGGCTCCGTTGGAGCGCTGAAGGCAATGGGCGCTTTGGAAATGGGACTGTCGGAAACAGAGTTGTTGCCGCTCGTCAAGGCGTGGCGCGAATCCAACCCGAACATTGTGCAGCTTTGGTGGGATGTAGATGAAGCAGTGATGGCAGCTGTTAACCGAAAGAGCGCAACTGAAGCACACGGTATACGATTCCAGTACAAAAGCGGCATGCTGTTTATCACACTGCCTTCCGGAAGGAAGCTCTCCTATGTGAAGCCGCGCATCGGTGAGAATCAGTTTGGCTCTCCGGCAGTTACC